TATTTGTCTAATAACTCACGCACAGCGGTGAACGATCAACATGTGAATCTCGATGATTTATTAACCTCTCGCCCGGGTGGTGTGGTCAGGTTTAAAGGTGATGGTGGCGCAGGTTCCTACATCACGCCGTTGCCACATAACCCGTTACCACCAGAAGCGTTCAGCATGATGAGTTACCTGGACGATGTGCGCAAACAAAGAACAGGCGTCGGCAATGAAGTCGGTGGGCTAGATTCTAATGCCCTGGCTAACGTTAACACTGGCGTTGCGGCCCTAGCGTATGACGCAGCCCGAATGAAAATAGAGCTGATTGCTCGCATCATTGCAGAAGTGGGTTTCAGAACAGTATTTAAATTGATCCACAAGTTACTCATGACGCACCAGGACAGAGAAATGGTGGTCAATGTTTCCGGTGAGTTTGGGGCGTTTAATCCGGCTGAATGGCGCGAAAGAGTCAATACGACCATCACTGTTGGCGTCGGTACAGTGTCACGCGAACGCCGTATGGTGGCGCTCGATACCATCATGGCGAAACAAATGGAGCAAGTACAAGCTGGCGGTTTAGGCACAATAGTCCAACCGCATCAAATGTATCAAAGCTTGGCAGATATGACCGATGCGTTTGGTTTAGAAGCGTCATCGTATTTTACCGATCCGAGAACTGTACCTCCTGCACCACCACAACCAGACGTTCAGGCTGAGTTAGCGAAAACGCATGCGCAAGCGCTGATGATGGAGGCGCAATCTAAATTAGATGCCAACCAGGTGAAAGTACAACAGATGCAAATGGATCAGCAGATCAAAATGCGTCAGCAAGAATTAAGCATGCAAGAAACGCAATTAAAAGCCGACATTGAGCGCATGAAAGCGCAGCTACAGCAGTTCAAAAACTCCAACGATTCAGACGCTAAGATCGCAAGTCTTGAGCTACAGATGGAAAAACAAGACACCGAGCAAGCCCTGGCGCGTTTGAACTTAGAGCTAGACGCGGTGCAATCTGAGCGCAGCAGTGAAGTGGCCCAGTACAAAGCGCAGCTGGACAACATCACCAAGTTGGTGACCTCGGAGACTAAAGCCGAATCGCCTGTCGATTTGTCTGAAATGCGTGATTTGATTGGTAGCCTTATGGCGCAAAATCAAGAGATGGTCGAGCGCATTGACGCCATGTCACAAAGCGCGTCATCGCCTAAAACGATCATACGAGATGAACAAGGGTTGGTTGTGCAAATAGGTGACCAGCAGATCATACGCGACGAATCAGGGCAGGTGATGCAAATTGGATGAACACGCACTCATAGCCGAGCGCGAGCGTGCGCACCAGGCGAAACACTTACTTGAGAACACGCTGTATTTAGAAGCGAAATCAATCGTTTTAAATAATCTCACTGAAGCCTGGCAAGGCACATCAGTTGCCCAGGCGGAGGATAGAGAGCGCATTTATCACATGTTGGTCGCGGCGCGTTCCGTGTTCGATCATATCGATGGCGTAATGCAAACAGGCAAACTGGCACAAATTCAATTAGACAATAACCGCTGAGAGGCAGGAGAACATCATGGCTGAGACTCAACCATCCATAGAAGAAAGAATTAGCGCATCAATGGCACCAGAAGCTGCGGAGCCGCCACCGTTGGCCGCAGTTGAGCCACCGCCAGAGGAGATAGTCAGCGAAGCGCCAGAGGCATTAGAGCAGCTTGAGCCAGAGCAAGTCGAGCCAGAAGCTATAGCAACAGATGACACGCCGGATGAAACGCCAGATGTCACGCCAGAGAGCGAAGAAGAATCAGTACAGCTGACGTCGCTGCATGAATTGGCCGAGCATTTAGGGGTCGAGCAAGCTGATTTGTATCAGTTGCAGATCCCCATCACCGATCCTAGCGGTGAACGTCGGGAAGTTAGCCTGGGCGAATGGAAAGACACGTTTCAGAATAACCAACGTGCCGAACGCCTGGCGCAAGAAGCGTCTGAACTAAAAACCCAATTACAAGAACAGCAAATGCAAGTGTCTGAGGCAATGGAGCGCCAAGCACAAGAAGGGGCTGCTTTTCTTAGCCAGGTCGAATCGACGTTGCAACAAGAGTTTCAATCAATCAACTGGGATTCGCTGAGGGTCAGTAACCCGACGGAATGGACAGCGAAACGACAAGAATTTCAAGAGCGCAATGGTCATTTACAGAACATGCGCCAACAAGCTGCGAGCGCTTACGACCAACAAAAAGCGGCGCACAGTAAACAGAATCAGGAACAACTGGCAGAAGTAGCCGAGCGAGAGCATCGCTTAATGGTTGCCGCCGTTCCAGACTGGGCAGACGATAGCAAAAGGGACGCAGAGACAGCGAAACTACGCGATTATCTCCTCAACACAGGCTATTCCCAAACAGAAGTCGACAACGTATATGACCATCGGAACATTGTGTTAGCACGCAAGGCCATGATGTTCGACGCGATGTCTAAAAGTGGGAATGCCGCGAAAAAGAAAGTGCTTAAACTTGGCAGTAAGGTTTTAACGCCTGGAGCCAAGCGTTCAAAAGTACAAGCACAAGCAGGTGCTGAAAGCGCGTTAAGAAAGAGCTTGAAAAAGTCAGGCTCCGTTGATGACGCTACGGCGCTGATACAACACAGACTCACTAACAGGAGATAGATTATGGCTATTCCAACAGGGACGCTGAGTGCGTTCGCTGCGATTGGTCAACGAGAAGACCTTTCCGACATCATTTATGACATCAGCCCAATGGATACGCCGTTTCTCAGCAATGCGAAACGCGGCTCTGCCAAAGCTGTCTATCATGAATGGCAGACTGATTCGCTTACTGCGGCTGCTGTCAATGCGCAGATAGAAGGCGATGATGCGACTACCAATACTGCGGTGGTAACTAACCGTTTGGGTAACTACACTCAGATCAGCACTAAGGTGCCTCGCGTGACAGGGACATTACAGTCTGTTGCCACTGCTGGCCGAGCCGATGAGATGAGTTATCAAATCTCAAAATCAGGTAAAGAGCTGAAACGCGATATGGAAACGGCTTTAACAGGCATCCAGATCGGAACAGCTGGCGGCGCAGGTACAGCGAGAACTCTTGCAGGTATTGGCGCTTGGCTATCCACCAACCAGGCTCAGTCAGGAGCGACGACTACTACGCCTCCAACGACTGCTGGCGCTCCAGCAACTGCTCCAACTGCAGGTACTGCAGCAGCCTTCTCTGAAGTTCAGTTGAAAGCCTGTCTTGCTGCCGTTTGGAACTCTGGCGGTAATCCTGGTGTTGTGATGTGCGGAAGCGCAAACAAGCAGCTGGCTTCAGCGTTTGCAGGTATCGGTACTCAGTATCGAGACGCGCAACCTAATGGCCCTGTATCTCCAGGCTCTATCATCGGTGCGGCTGATATTTATATCAGTGACTTCGGTCAATGCCAAATTGTAGCAAATCGCTTCATGGCAGCGCTGAATGTTTATGCGCTAGATATGGATTACTGGGAAGTCAGTTCATTGCGTCCGATCCAAACTGAATCACTGAGTAAAACTGGTGACTCGGATCGCTCCATGATATTGGCGGAATATACTTTGGCCTCGCTGAACGAATCAGCGTCTGGGAAAATATATACCACTACATAGGTAATCCCCTACTAAAGCGAGGCAACTCGCTTCTCCCAAAAAGGGCGACTTCGGTCGCCCTTACTTTTAATCAAAGGTGATTTATGAAAGAAACATCCAAAAAAGATTCACTGAAAAACTTCACAAAAACAAACAACCAGGCCATGAAAAAAACAGGCAATTTTGTTAAAAGCGGCAATCAGATGGGCAAACATCAAACGTTTGGCAACATATCGAAGAAGCACGCTTAAATGAAGCGCCTATTAGATTACGATCCTGAAACGGGCGCACAGTCCTGGCATGAATACGATCACAATACTAAGATCACAACGATTGCTGAAGTGCAGGACGTTGAGCCTATTTTAAACGCCAACAAAGCGGCTAGAAATCAAGGCCAAGGCGGTGCGATGGGGTTGAATGAGGTCTCACAACGTGGCATTAAAAACAACTGGTGGCATGCTGCCTCGGTGCCAAACTCGGTCATTCTGAAATGGAAAAAAGAGCTGGGCGTCGACATCTATAATAGAGACCATTTGCCCGCCATTAAGAAGCTGTTGAATAACCGCGACTGGGCTTATTTACGCACAGGGACGGGGCGTGTCTGAGCTATTACAAGATTGCGATACCGCAATTGAATATGGCGATCTGGAGTTTGCAGGGCAAGGCTTATTAAAAGTATTGTCGCAAGATCCAGCGAACCATGAAGCCTGGACAACGCTCGCACGGTTTTTCATCGATGCTGGTAAAGCGCCTTATGCTTATCCAATAGCGGTTGCCGCCGTGTCTGAGAGTAAGACCTGGCGTAATCTGCTATTACTTGGCTCGGTACAAGCTGTATTACAAGACGCTAAAGAAGCCTGCAAGACTTTGCAGCAAGCGTTAAAACTCATGCCGGACGATGAGCCCGATGGTAATAAAGCGATTGTTTATCGACAGTTAGCCAGCGCTTATGTGCAAGGCTATGATTTTGAGAAAACTAAATATTACGCTAATTTATCGCTTGCGCTCGAAGATCATCACCAGCCTAAAACATCACTAGCGTTTGCTGCATTGCACGAACGTGACTGGGACACAGGCTGGAAACTGTATCGCTCGCAGCTAGGTAATTCAAACCAGCGAGAACTACAAGACTATGGATTGCCAGAATGGAAAGGCGAGAAAGAAGCCACGGTTTTAGTGTACGGCGAGCAAGGGCTAGGCGATCAGATTGCCTATATGTCTGCCTGTCCGTTCACGCCCAAACAAATTATCTGCAACCCTAAACTGACCGAATTGTTTAGCTTAACGTTTCCGTTTAGCGAAGTGCATGGCTCGCAATTTGATCCGTTCAATAAGCCTGTCAAAGCAACGCATCAAGTCTCGATGGCAAGCTTCATGCCTTACGCGCAAATGAAACGCCGAGGCGCTTATCTGAAACCGCGCAGAGAAAAAGAACTGCAATGGTCGGGGCTATTGTCATCGTTAAACTATGGCAAGCCGCGCATTGGTATCGCCTGGACGGGTGGCGCGATGAAGTCAGACGGTTGGCGCAATAGAAATCTTAGTTTGCATGATTTAAAACCTATTTTAGAGTTAGATGCGACGTTTGTGTCTCTTGAATATAAAGACAGATCTGACGAAATAGCGCAGTTCACGAAAGAGACAGGCATTTCTATACAAGATTGGCCCTGGGGCAATATGTCTCAAGCGTATGAAGATCAGGCCGCTTTAGTCTCTCAACTTGATTTGGTGGTCAGCGTCCCGACGACGGTCTATCACTTGGCGGGTGGGTTAGGCGTGCCAGCGATGGTATTAGTCCACGATCAGCCACATTTTCACGAAGGCATCAGCGGTGATTGTCCTTGGTGGGAATCAGTTAAATTTTATCGACGCTCAGAGATGGGAACGCAACAAGCTATTGAGGCGGTGAGAGATGCCATTGTCGGGTCATTTAAAGAGATGAAAACAGGGAAAATAAAAATAGCATGAGAGTCTATATCGGTATCGATCCCAGACAACCAATAGCTTTTAACGTGTTGCAATGGTCTATCACGCGCAGAACCAGTAAACCATTAGCCATCGTGCCTTTAGTTTTGCCGACATTGCCTATTACCAGGCGCGGTTTGACCGACTTCACTTATTCTCGTTATTTAGTCCCTGCATTGTCAGGCTTCCAAGGGATAAGCGTATTTTTAGACGCTGACATGCTGTTACAGGCCGATATAAACGAGCTAGAGACATTGATTGACGCAGAGCATGCGGTGTCAGTAGTTAAATCATCGCAACGCTTTGAATGGCCTTCGATGATGGTGTTCAACAATGAGAAATGCAAAACACTGACCGCTGATTTTATTAACGATGAAAACAACCATCCGAGTGATTTTAAATGGGCTGACTCAGTAGGCGAACTGCCGACAGAATGGAATTTCACGGTAGGTTACGACAAGCCTATAGATGCGCCTAAGTTAATCCACTACAGCGCTGGTATACCGCATTTCCCTGAGACAAAAGATTGTGATTTTGCGGATGCCTGGCGACAAGAATTTGATTCAATGGTGGGCAATTGCAGCTGGTTAGAGCTGATGGGTGATTCAGTACACGCTGAATGGGTCTTAAACAACATTACGGAGAAGCGTAAAGCATGGCAATCTCGACATACAGTGAATTAAAAACAGCCATCGCCGATTGGACTGCGCGAGATGATTTAACCAGTTATATCGATAACTTTATTGATCTCGCAGAAACGTATTTAAAACGTGCGCCATCATTGCCACGTTTGGCGGAGATTGGCGGAGTTCGAGGCAACATCACGCGCTTATCAGGCACGCTGTCAACGTCAGCAAACACGCTCGACCTGCCAGCAGATTATTTAGACTCCTATCGTTTGACGTTAACCTCTGGTGGCGTGACAAGCATTGTGCGTTACGTCGATCCGACACAGTTAACCGTCTACAACCGATCAGGAACTGGTTTGCCGCGTTTCTACACTATTTCAGACAAAATTGAATTTGATGTAACCCCAGATTCGGCCTATGCCTATGAGTTGTCCTATTACCCAAAAGTGACGGCCTTATCTGCATCGAATACGACCAACTGGGTATTGACTGATTATCCTGATGTGTATTTGGCTGCGTGTTTGTTTCATGCGTTCCGCTTTACCCAGGACGATGCGACCTCAAAAGATTGGCTCGACCAATATAAAGTAGCCGCCTGGTCAGCGTCAGAGACTTATCGCCAGGGCCGCGTGAATCAAGGGCCAATTAGTGTGAAAACGGATTCAATCACACCATGATCAAACCAACCACGTTAAAATTTGGCGAATGGTTGCCCGATCAAGCTGCTTTATCTTCGCCAGGGGTGACTGAAGCGCAGAACATACAGCCGCATGGGACAGGTTTTCGCTCCTGGGGTTCACTTGCGACTGATTCTACTGCGCTGAGTGCAAAAGCCAGAGGCGCGGTTGCGATGATTGATGGCGACGCTAATGTGCGCATGTTTGCGGGTGATGCGACTAAATTGTATCGCTATGCTGCGGGTACCTGGACAGATAAATCTAAATCAGGTGGTTATTCAAACGATACGCTGGATAACTGGAATTTCTTAAAGTTTGGGACGCAAGTGATTGCGACTAATTTTGCTGACAATATACAGATTGGCCCAATAGACGGGACAAGTGTATTTGCCGATCTTGGCGGAAGCCCTCCCAAAGCTCGTTTCATTACAGGTGTGCGCTCTTTTGTTGTTCTTGGCGATATTGCCTCGCATCCGACAAGAGTCCAATGGTCAGGGCAAAATAACGAAACATCCTGGGGGACTATCCCTGCTACGCAAGCTGATTTTCAGGATTTGGTCGGCAATGGCGGCAAAATTATGGCCGTGACTGGCGGCGATGTTGGCGTAATATTTCAAGAGCGCTCGATTTGGGAAATGCGTTACGAAGGGCCGCCGTTAGTTTGGTCGTTCAATGAAACCTCGGTTGGCATTGGAACGCCTTCAGAGGGATCTGTTGTGCGCTACGGAAACAGTGTGTTCTTCTTATCCGAGTCTGGCTTTCAACGTTATGACATTGGAAAAGGCACGACACCTATCGGCGATCAAAAGGTCGACCGCTGGTTTTTAGATCGCGTAAATAAAGAAAGTTATTACACCATCTCAGCGGCGATCGATCCTGCCAACTCTAAGGTTGTCTGGTCGTACCCGAACGGCGCATCCGGTAACGATGAGCTGTTAATTTACGATTGGAAATCAGATCGCTGGGGTTACGCGGTTATCGATACTGAGATTATATTCGATGG